GTTGATGAAACAAACCCAAATCAATTAGGTTTAGCTTATACCGATGTAATTCCTCTTTTGGTAGCAGCTATAACCGAACTCAACGCAAAAGTAACCGCTTTAGAAGCTAAATTAGGAGCATAAAAATGATTGAAATGACACACGAACAAAAAGTAGCCTCGGACTATAAGGCGGCACTCGATAGCGTGGCTTTAATCAACGCAGGAAAACCTAGCGATTGGAAAGGCACAGATGCAGAATGGGCTGATGTCATTACTCGTAATAAAGAGCATTTAGAAATTCAAATTGCTAAAGGTGCTGAGTATTACGGCTCTAACGACTTAACTCCATTTACCGCAGCAATCGCTAAATAATGTTTACTTGGAAAATCCTAGAAGTTTCTGCTAAAGATGGAGTGATTACTCATGCTCGTTATCATGTTACAGCTACACAAGACGATAAATCAGTAGAAACTGAAGGTAATTGGTATTTTGATTGCCCAACTGAAAAAGTGCCTTTTGACCAAGTTACCGAAGAAATGGTATCTAGTTGGATAGAAAGCGAGGCAGTAAAAGATGGTCAATGCCATATTACCGCTAGATTACAAGAACAATTAGAAGCATTAGAAGATACAGTAACTCCTCCTTGGCAACCTCAAGTATTTACACCAGGACAATAAAATGACACAGCCAATTGACATTATTTCAAGAGCACTAAAAGATATTGGCGCATTAGAAGCAGGTGAGACTCCGACACCTGATGCTGCTGCCGATGCCTTTGATATGCTTAATGACCTCATAGACCAATGGTCTAACGAGGACATGATGGTATATAACACTACTGAAATCATTTTTCCTTTGATTCCAGGACAAGTTCAATATACGATTGGCCCTAACCCTTCTACTGCAAACTTTATCGGTGCAGTCTTTACAGGCTCTATTTCAGGCAATATTCTAACTGTTACTAGCTTAACTAGCGGTGCTATTGCTCAAGGGCAAACTTTAAGTGGTACAGGCATCATAGCTGGCACTCAAATTGTGCAGTTTTTAACTGGTGCTGGCGGTCAGGTTAATGAAACTGGAACTTACCAGCTAAATATTAACTACACCAACGCTATTAGTTCTGAAACCCTAACTGCTTACTACCAAAAGCCATTATTTATTGACCAAGCGTATGTAAGGGTAAACACTCAGTCTAATGGTCAAGCTGTTCCTAATGGTGGTTTAGATTATCAAGTAGCGGTTTTAGCATTAGAAAACTACAACCAAATTGGATTAAAGACTTTGAATGGCCCTTGGCCTAAAGCTCTTTATTACAACCCTAATGCTATTTCAGGTAACCTATTTGTATGGCCAAATCCTAGTCAAGGTGAGATGCATATGTTCTCATCTACTATCTTTAGCAACTATACAAGTCTTAATGACAACATAGTGCTGCCACAAGGCTATTCAATGGCTCTTAGATGGAACTTAGCTGAACGACTAATGCCTATGTATGGCAAGGCTTCACAAACGCAAATCAGCATGATTTCAGCTTACGCTGCACAAGCTAAATCAACTATTAAACGCAATAACATGATGCCAATAGCTGCTGCAGGTTATCCTGATTCTATGTTGGTAGGTAGGGCGAAGGACGCAGGTTGGATACTGAGTGGGGGTTTCTTCAGGTAGAGGGTTTGTCCGCTAGTGTGATATAATAAAGATTCTTACAAAGGAGTCTTATCATGAAAACACTAGCAGAATTAAAAGCAGAAAAATTAGAAGTAAACAAAGCAATAAAAAGATTTAAAGACAACGAAGCTTATGCAAGAAAAATTGGTAGAGAAGTAGGAGAGCCAGGCAGACCAGCAAACACTCCTGAAGTTCTTTGGAGCAAAGTTGATAAGCGTGGTGAAGATGAATGTTGGGAATGGAAAGGCTTTAGGAATCATGATGGATATGGAAGGACTTGGATTAATGACAAAGGCTACTATGCCCATAGAGTCATCTATTCGCTTGTTTATCCAAACACAATTAGTCTTAATGCTCCAACTTCACAAAATGAAACAGGCTTTCTTTTACATACTTGCGATAATCCTTCTTGTTGCAATCCAAAGCATTTATGGGTTGGCAATCATGCTGATAATATGGCAGATAAAGCTGAAAAAGGTCGTAGCCCAGACTTTAGTGGTGGCAAAGGCCCTCGTTGCAAACTTACAATGGAACAAGCTAGAGAAGCTCGTTTGCTTAGGAAAACTAGTATGACTATTCCACAATTAATGGAAAAATTTAATTTAAGTCGTGCAAGCATGAAAACCTTGTTGCGTGGTGATTCATACAAGGAAAGCGAGTAATTTATGGATTTTGGCTTTGTAGGCCCTTCTTATGAAGCACCAAGTATCTACCAAGACGGACAAGAGTGCATTAATTTTCGACCTGAGATTGACCCTTTAAAGCTGCCAGGTCAAAGGGGTATTGTTGCCCTTTATCCAACCCCAGGACTAACTACTCAAGTCGTATTGCCTAATACCCAAGAAGTGCGTGGAATGCGTACTGTTAGCGGTGGCAACCAATTAGTAGCGGTCTGTGGCCCTTATGTCTATGTTTTATCCTCTAATCTAACTCCTACAATTATTGGGCAGTTAAATACCAGCACAGGTCATGTCGGCATTACCGATAACGGAGTAAACGTCTATATTGTCGATGGGGCTTATCGCTATACATGGCGCATTAATAATCCTCCATCAGCGACCATTCAAGCATCTATTTCAGGAACTACATTAACTGTAAGTCGTACTTATTCAGGTACATTGGCTATTGGTCAAGCCTTATATGGTATTGGTTTAAGCAATGAAACTGTTATTTTGTCAGGTTCAGGAACTACTTGGACATTAAATAAAAGCCAAGCTGTACCTTCTACGCAGATGTATGCTTCTGCAACCATTCCATTTCAAGGCGCAATCGCTGATGTAGTGGTAAGCGGTATTACTTATCATCAACTAACAGTAAGTCCTTCTGTAACGCTATATTTAGGTCAAACTATTGTCGGAACTAGCGTTTCTGATGGCACAATCATTACCCAAATTGTGACTGCTGGCTCTCAATACTATATTAACAAGGCATATACGATTAGCTCTGAGCAAATGTATGCCTTGAACTTTACTGTTATTCCTAATACAGATGGTGCTTTTACCGGAGCTGATGTTGTAGATACTGTAGATAACTACTTTGTTTATAACGACCCAAATACGCAATTATTTGCTGCTTCTGATGCCCTAAGCCCTATTACTCAGCCTTTAAGCTTTGCTTCTAAAGATGGCTCACCAGATAATCTTGTATCTTTAATCGTAGACCATCGTGAAATATATCTATTAGGCGAAAACTCAAGCGAAGTATGGACTGACGTAGGAACATTTCCGTTTCCATTTCAAAGGATTCCTGGCACTTCTACTCAACATGGCATCGTAGCTAAATTCTCAGTAGCTCGTGTTGGTAATTCTTTTGCGTATGTCAGCCGTAATATTCGTGGTCAAGCCCAAATTATGATGATGCAAGGGTATACCCCTACTCGTATCTCTACCCATGCCGTAGAGAATACTTTGGTTAATCAATATGTAGGCGATGCAGTAGCTTGGACTTATCAGTTAGAAGGCCATGAAGTTTACGTTGTATCGTTCCCTACACTAGATTTAACTTGGGCCTATGACAATACTAGCGGTATGTGGCATAAATGGCTTTGGGTTGATTCTAATAACGTTTACCATCGTCATCGTGGCAACTGCCTAGCTTTGTTTCAAGGCATGGTTTTGGTAGGTGATTGGCAAAATGGCAAGATTTACGAGCTAGACCCTAATAACTATACTGATGATGGCGATGAAATCCGCAGATTACGTAGATGCCCTCATTTAGTTGAAGATTTGCAAAGAGAGTTTTTTAATGAATTGCAACTTCAATTTCAGCCAGGTGTAGGCATAGGCGGTACTTTTACCAACACTAATATTTATGTAAGCGACCCTTATATCATTGGAGCTACACAAACAGTCGCTATTCCACCATTAGCAACGATTGTTATTGGAAGCGCAACTAATGTAGACCAAACCACTACATATACCAACCCTATGGCTATGTTGCGTTGGTCTAATGATGGTGGCTCTACTTGGAGCAGGGAATATTGGATTCCAATAGGTCAACAGGGTAAATACAAGAATCGTGCTATTTGGCGAAGATTAGGTACAGCTCGTGACCGAGTATATGAAGTGGTGATTACTGACCCTGTGAAAGCGGTTATTGTGTCTGCAAACCTAAAAGCCTCTGTAGGAGAGAACTAATGTCAAACGGATTATGGTCTACCTCGCAAAACAACCCTTATCCACAAAGCGAGTTTTTGGATGGAACTACTAAAAGACCGACTCGTGCTTGGCAACAATTCTTTTTAAATTTGCTGAACTTTACTTCTGCCACTTCTGCTACGGCAGGCTCGGCAACTTTGCCATCAAATCCTGTGGGATTTATGAATGTCACTATAAATGGTAAAAAATACAAAGTTCCCTATTATAATGTTTAGTAATGATACTCAAGCGAATAATGCCTGACGAAGTTGCGCAAAAATGGTCAAAAGTTGCTCCATTTATTGAAGATGCGCTTCTATATGCAGATGGTGATTACACATTAGATCAGGTAAGGTTGGCAGTAGTTAGTAATCAATGGTTGCTAATAGGTATTTTTGAAGGTGATTTTATTAAAGGTGCTTTAACTGTGTCGTTTATTAATATGCCAAATGACAGAATTGGCTTTGTAACGGCAATAGGCGGTAAAAATATCTTTAATAAAGACACCTATAAGCAGTTGGTGGAGATTTTGAAGCAATTTGGAGCAACCAAAATACAAGGTGGAGTTCGAGAATCTATTGCTAGATTATGGCGAAGAGTAGGGTTTAAAGAACGATACATTCTTGTGGAGAACGATATATGTTAAAAAGCAAGCATTCCGGTTGGACTTGGGATTTAAAAAGAACTCCTTTTGGTGGCGGTGGCGGCATTATTTCAGCTATTACAGACCCTATTTCTAGTGCTTTAGGAACAGATGGAAGCGGTGGAGGTTTATTAGGTGGTCTTGCAAGCCTTGATTCTGCGGTAAACAATGGTATTCCTGGCGGTTGGGCAACCATTGGTGGCGCAGCCCTTTTAGCAGCAGGCATTACCGACCCCACCCTTTTAGCAGCAGCAGATTCAGGCACTTTGTCAGATGCCACAATTACATCAGCAGGCTTAAATCCTGCAACAGTAGCTACACAAATATCTAGCGACCCTGCAGCTTTAGATTTAGGAACAACCTCATCAGCAGATGCTGGTTTAACAGGCGCAGCAGCAGGTAGCGCAGCAACAGGCGGTGTTGCAGTAGATGCAGCAGGATTGCCAATTACTGCTGATACAGGCGTAGCTGGTGGCACAGGATTGACATCAGGCGCAGGCGCAACAGGCTTAACTAGCGGTGGCACAGTAGGCTCTTTAGCAACGCCAGCAGCAAGTGCTATTGATGCTTCTGCAGGGCTTGCACCAGCATCAGGTAGCGCATTAGTAGGCACATCGTCAGGTCTTGCAGCTCCAGCAGCCGCAGCAGCAGGCGGTACAGGGTTATTAAGCAGTCTTGGCGGTGGTGGTCTTGGCACAGCTTTAGGTGTATCAGCAGGAACAAGCGCATTAAGCAGTTTATTAGGCGCAAACGCTTCAAACAAAGCAGCACAGATTCAAGCTAATGCTGCAAACAATGCATCACAGTTAACTGCAGCCATGTTTAACGTGCAAAATCAGCAACAGCAACCATATAGAACTGCTGGCTATAACGCATTAAATCAAATTGGCTCACTTTCTGCAGGGCCATATACTCAGTATGATGCTTCCGGTAATCCTGTAGGAACAGGCACAGGAACAGGTTATTTAACCAACCAATTTAACGCTAGTGACTTAAATGCTCAATTAGCTCCTGGTTATGCTTTCCAATTGCAACAAGGGCAACAGGCTAATCTAAATGCTGCTAATGCTTTAGGTGGCAGAGTTGGCGGTAATACTTTGCAAGGTTTGCAGAACTATACCCAAGGACTTGCTCAAACTAGCTATCAAAATGCCTTTAATAATTACCAATCTCAACGTCAAAACATTTATAACAGCTTGGCAAGCATAGCTGGTATTGGTCAAACATCACAGCAACAAACAGGTAATTTGGCGCAAAATGCTGCAACAACTCAAGCCCAGCTTGGAGTTGGCGGTGCTGCTGCACAAGCTGCAGGTCAAACAGGTGTCGCAAGCGCATTAACTGGTGGTGCAACAGGAGTCGCAAATAACCTTTTATTGGCTAGTTTATTAGGCCAAAACCAAAGCGCAGCAGGAGCTTAATATGGCAGATTTTGGATTTAATACCGATTTAACTGTAAAACCTACACAAACAGGTTCAAGCATTGGTGATATTGTAAATATGGCTAGAGGTGTTCAGGCTTATCAACAAGCACAACAAATTAATCCATTAGAAGTCCAACAGAAAAAAACTGAAGTTGATGCTAAAAAATTAGGTTTGCTTAGAGCTAGGTCAGAAAATATTGTTCAAAATATTCAAGATTTATTACAAAAAGAAGATTTAAGTTACGATGACATTTATAAAAAAGCAAGTGAAATAAATGCAAATTCTGGTGGCGATGAAAATTCTTTAAAACAAGTAATGGCTTCTTTTAACCCTAAAAGCAGTCCTATTCAACATAAAGCTTCTTTAGCCCAAGCCTTAGCTAAAAATTTAACTTCTCAAGCGCAGTTAGAAAAGTTATATCCTGCAGTTACACAAGAAGATGTTGGTGGTCAAAAAGTTTCTATTGCACAAGGAAATCCTTTATTGGCAGCAGAGCAACCAGGAGTACCAACTGGGCCATATTTGCAAAAATCTCTTGCTCCTCAAGTTGCTACAAGCCCTACAGGTGGGCCTATGCAATTTGGTGGTGGCGGTATTCCACAAGCAGGAAATTTAAATAATAGACCTGTTTCAGTTCAAACTGCACCTGCTATGGGTGGCCAAGCAAATATGCAGCCAATTACAGGTGGTGTAACACCACAACAAATGAGCCAACCAAAATCTGCATCAGGGCCAATCCCATATATGCAAGGTGAAACTTATGACTCTTACAAAGACCGAGTTGCTAAAGTTCAAAAAAGTGTAGGACAAGCTGCTGAAGATTTGAAAACATCAAACGCTAATTCTGTAACTAATGCAAGATATACAAATGAACAAATTTTAAAAGCTTTGGACAACAAAGACGTTAGAGTTGGGCCTTTAATGCAAGCAATAGCAAATAAAACTGAAGGTTTAAATTTAACTGCTGATGAACAGTATGTAAAAAAACTGCTTGAACAAAGAATCCAGCAACAACAATCAAGAAGTAATATTGACCAAATTTCAAAAGAAATAGCAAGTGGAAATTTTGGAAATAGCAAAGACACAATTCGTAGCGTATTGTTTAAAGATAATGGAAATTTAACAGCCCAAGAATTGCAAGCTAAAGGCATATTAAACAAAGCAGGAAATGTTAATAAACCAAATTTAGCTGGTGTAAATGAATTTCAAAATAATTTTGCTTTGAAATCTGACCCTGAAGTAATGCATTTAATGGGTGTTATTGGTGATAAACCATTAAATCAATTAACTAAGGCAGAAATTAGCCATTTACAAAAAGAATTTAAAGGCAAATCTTTGACTGAAATAGATGCTTTAATGAAAAAACGGCAAGAACTTATTGACTCAATAAGGTAAAAAAATGGGCATAACTTCAGAAAATTTGTACAACATTATTAATGGCAGTAGTTTGCAAGATAATGCTGTGCCAGAAAATACAGTAAATTCTCAAAATTTATACAACATAATTAAAGGCCCTGCCGTAGAAAAAGAATCTGCGCCTTTAAGTGATGTTTTGTCAAGAGCAGTTACTAACACTCCTAAAAGTGCTTTAGAGTTTGGAAGAAATATTTATGAATCTGTAATACATCCACTTGACACTCTTGAAGGCATAGGTCATTTAGTTGTTGGAGCAGGTCATGCATTAAAACCTAAGCATATTGAAGCTTTTATGCAAAAAGGTGGGTGGGAAGAAAAAGATTTGGAAAAATCCATACAAACAGCTAATGCTGTAGGTGATTTTTATAAAAATCGTTATGGAAGCGTTGAAGGTTTTAAAGAAGCAGTTGCAACTGACCCTGTAGGTGTTGCAAGTGATTTAGCCACTATTTTGTCTGGTGGAGCAGGATTAGCCAACAAAACTGGAGTTGTAACTAAGGCTACAGAATTAGCTGGAAAAATGGGTGCATCTCCTGAAGCTTTAGCTACTGCAGGAAAAGTTGCGGAAAATTTAAATCCTGTAACAGCTACAGGTAATGTAGTATCAGCAGTTGGTAAACCTTTGCTTGGTTCATTAACAGGTGTTGGTTCAGAAAATATCGCAAATGCTGCTAAATCTGGATTTATGGGAGATACATCTTTTATAAATCAAAAACGTGGCAATGCACCAATGAACGCACCATTAGATGCAGCACGAGCAAATTTATCGGCTATGCGCCAAAACAAAAATAACGCTTATCGTTCAGGCATGACAGACATTACTGGCGATAAATCTGTTTTAAGTTTTAATGATATTGATTCTGCTTTGCAAAAAGCAAAAGATTCTATTTCTTTTAAAGGAAAAGCTAAAGACGATGTTGCTTTGCAAAATATTGATGAATTATCAAAAGAAATAAATGCTTGGCGCAATCTTAATCCTGCTGAATATCATACTCCTGAAGGTTTGGATGCTTTAAAACAAAGAATTGGCGCAATTACCAATCGCATACCTTATGAAGAAGCAAATTCAAATCGCATAGGTGGCGATATTTATAATTCTGTTAAAGACACTATTTCTGCACAAGCTCCTAAATATGCAGAAGTAATGAGTGATTATCATGAAGCGTCTGATGTAATAAAAGAAATTGAAAAAGCATTGTCATTAGGAAATAAAGCATCTGCCGATACTGCAATGCGTAAATTGCAAAGCATCACTAGAAATAACGTTAATACTAATTATGGTCAAAGATTAACTCTTGCTCAGCAATTAGAAAAAGAAGGTGGCAAACCATTTATCAATGCTTTGTCAGGCCAAGCGATGAGTTCTCCAGTAGCTAGAGGATTAGCAGGAACAGTAGAAAATTTATCAGCTTTGGGTGGTTTAATTAATCCTACATTATTAGCTGCTATTCCATTCCAAACCCCAAGTCTTGTTGCTGAAGCTTTATATGCTGGAGGCAGAGGAGCTAAAGCAATTTCTAATTTATCTAAAAAAACTGGCATTAATCAATCTAGAGGAAATGCTTTAGCTGATTTATTGCAAAATATAAATAAACAAAAAGAGGAGCAATAATGTCAGTCTTACTATCCCCTATTGGTAATGGATTTCAATTCTTTACTACTACAGGCTTACCTTTGTCTGGTGGTTTTCTTTATAGCTATCAAGCAGGTTCAAGCACTCCTTTAGCAACCTATACAGATTCAACAGGAAATATTGCTAACACCAATCCTATTGTATTGGGAACAGATGGCAGACCTCCTTATGAAATATGGCTTACCTCTGGGTATTCCTACAAATTTGTATTAGCTACGTCAACTAACGTAGTCATTCAAACCTACGACAATATTTATCCTATTCCAAATGCATCAACCACAGGCACTACTGTTCCTGCTGGTGCAATCATTATGTGGTCAGGCTCTATTGGTTCTATTCCTGCTGGCTATGTTATTTGTAATGGCTCTAACGGCACTCCTGATTTAAGGGATTCCTTTATTGTTGGTTCAGGTAACAATTATGGAGTAGGCTCTACTGGTGGTTTTGTAAATAGCGGTGTAATGACCAATTCAGGCACAAATATTCCGCTTTATTATTCATTAGCATTTATTCAGAAGACTTAAGGTGAAATTATGTCTTTTGATTTTGACCCTGTGAAATATGGCGTTTTATGGCAAAAGGTAGAAGGTTACGAGTCCAAACTAAATGAGATCTCCAAAAAGCAGGACAAAATGGAGTCTCAAATAGAAGAACTTGTGGCTTTGGCTAATAAAAGTCGTGGTGGCTTTTGGATGGGAATGGCTATTGTTTCAGCTATTAGCGGATTAATTAGTTTTTTTGCAGGACTATGGCATGGCAAATAAACCTGTGCATCGGTCAAAGACTATGTGGTTTTCACTAGCCTTGGTTATTGCAGGTGTTGTATTTGATAACTTTTCCAGCATTCAGAATGTCATAGATGAACGATATTATGGTATTAGCTATATCGCTATTGGTGTTTTGGTGGCTATACTTAGATATGTAACCAAGGACTCAATCGAATGAACTATATCCTATACCCATTTTATGTAGTTCTAGATTTGGCAATGACTTTAATTGCTTACGTCATAGCCCCTATTCTTCCTATTTTTACAGTTCAAAAACTATGGTGGTGCGATAACCACAGTTATCAAGCGATTGGCCCTGTGCTTCCTAGTTGGCTTAATTGGTTTATGACACCGGACAATACTTTAGATGGTGATGCCACTTTTCAAAGCCTAAACCCACCTAGCTATTGGTCAAAAGTGAAGTGGCTTTGGCGCAACCCTGCTTATTCCGTATGCTTGAAATATATTAACACTATTGCAAACAAACCTGTGCTTCATGGCAATGACAACATAAAGGATAACGACAATGCGGTGGCTGGCTGGTGTTTCGTTCAATGTGCTGGACTTTTTCAGTTTGTTTGGATTATTCCTATTGGGTTCTCTCGCTGCTTTTATCTTAATCTTGGCTGGAATATCAGAGGCACTCTACATACTCCTTCAACAGAAAGTTATCAAGCCACTTTTGCGTTCTCTCCAAGAATAAGCGGTTTTAAATAATGTTTGGTTTAAATCTCTATGCAATCTACGCAATGGTCGCTATCAGTTTGTTTTGCGGTGGCTTTGTAAGTGGTTGCCAGCACGAACAAGCATCTCAAGAAAAAGCTATTCGAGAAAAAGAACATCAATACCAAGCCGATGCAGACAAAATAAGGACAGAAAAAGATGCTCAAATCAACGCTATTAATTCTCAGCTTGTCGATGCTATTAGTGAGTTGCACAAGCGCACCAGTCGTACCGACAAAACCAACAATGGACAAATTACCGCAGGCTGTAATGGAAGCCAGCTTTTTGCAGAGGACAGCGAGTTTCTTGAAAGGGAATCTGCCAGAGCCGATACAATAAGAGTTGGTCTAGAAGCCTGTTATAAACAATATGATTCTTTGAAATGACTAAAGCAAGACTTGTAAGCTATGTTGCTTTATTAGTGACAGTAACCCTTTCTACAATTATTATCGCTATGTCTATGGCTATGGTAATTGGCTTATTTAATGAAAAAGTAAGCAATGAAGAAATTTTTAAAATACTAGCACCAACTTTTTCTACTGTGGTTGGTGGGTTTATAGGACTCCTTTCAGGAATCAAAATAGGACAATCTGGCAATGAATAGCGAGCAATTACAAGCCCTTGGAATTGATCTTAAATGGCTAAAACCTTTAAACGATACCTTTGCCAAATATGGCATCGACACTCCAAAGCGCCAGGCTGCCTTTATTGGTCAATGCCAGCATGAATCAGGTAACTTTAAGACTTTAGAAGAAAACCTTCATTATTCTGCTGGTGCTTTGATGCGAGTTTGGCCTTCTCGTTTCCCTGATGCTGCAACTGCTGAGAAATACTCAAACAATCCTCAAGCTATTGCAAACAAGGTTTATGGCGGTAGAGCTGATCTTGGCAATACTGAAGATGGCGATGGATGGAAATTTCATGGCAGAGGCGTTATACAGCTCACAGGGCGTTCAAATTACACAGTATGTGGCGATGCCCTAAGTCAGCCATTTATAACGCAACCAGAGCTTCTATTAGAGCCTGAATGGGCTTGTATGTCTGCTGGCTGGTTCTTTAATAAGAAAAACCTTAATTCCTTGGCTGATATTGAAGATTGGGAAACAATGACCAAAAGAATAAATGGTGGTGTCTTAGGTCTGCAAGACAGAATAGACAAAACTCATAAAGCAATGGATATTTTAGCGATGTAATCGTTTTTTATGTTTAAGGTTAAGGGCAAGCTCTATTGTGTATTTAAGAGCTTCCCATTCACCTCTTTGCATCACTACTGGAATTAACTCTTGTTGAGCATCAATCTCAGCAAATTTTTTAGTTAAATATTCAGCCATTGCTTCTTGCTCATGTTTACTTCTTTTGGGCTTTTTTGTCATATAAGCTGAATTAAAGGTTTTTTGTTCTCAACATGGTCTAAAGCTGCTTGCCAAGCTTGAGTCCACAGATTAAGAGCTGTAGATCCTTCATAAAAGAAATCAGGGTAAAGAGCAAAAAAAGCTTCTTCACAATCGTCTGATGGAACCTTCATGCTTCCACCAAAAGGAATTTTTTCATCTGTCATTATCTTGTCCGATTAAATAAATAAGAATAATGCCAAAGCCAAATATTATGGACAATCCAAACATAAGGCATTGGTCATCACTCATTACATCTTTTTCTTTTTAATGCCTTCAGCTCTGCGAAGATCATGAGAATGTAGCTTTTTACCTACAGACTTAGGAACTTCTCCAGCTTTTTCAGCTACTTTTGCTGCTACTTTACGAGTAACAATTCTGCCATTAGAAAGCTCAAATTCATGCTTTGCGCCTTTGGCAGCTTTACCAGCCATCTTTTTAAGCTCATCATGGCTGTAAGCTTTTGACTTAGCCACAATAACTTTTCCAGACTTTTCTTTAATAGCTGGTTCAACAACTGTAAGTTTCTTTTTAGTTGCCATTATTTGATCCTAAAGATTTTATTGAGTTTAAGAGTGCCTTCATACTCAATTTTGCCTTGAGCATCTAAAGAACGCAATGGAAGCTCTTGAAAGTATTTCCATTTGTCTTTGTATGACTGAATCTCAGATGGAGGAACCCATCCAGCTTTTCTCCAGCGCAAAGTAATGTCAGTACCACTTGCAGTCCAAATATGATGATTCATACGGCCTCCTTAAAAAACTCTGATTGATCCAGGTGGGCAAGAGTAGCCTGAATAAACAAATACAGCTCCAGCAGGGGTTTTACAAGTAATTACTTGTTGCTGACCATAAGCTGAAACTGCAATAAAAGCAAATAAAACTCCGATTAACTTTTTCATTATTTTTCCTTAGAATGGAATATCAGATTCAAGATCAGCCAAGTTAGCTGGTTTAGGCTGGTCAGTCTTTTCTTCAGGTTCATTTAGATAACCCCAAATAGCCCCTTCTTTCATTCCTAATAACGGAATTAATTCAAGCTTAAACATTAAATCACCTTTTTTAGTTTCTGTGACTATGCCTATGGTTTGATACCTTTTTTTTGGCTCTCCAGCTTTGTCTGAATATTCCGATACTGGTGCTTTTAAATAATATTTAATTCCCATAATTACATCCCTTTCTTGGTTTCATAAGACTTCTTAATACAACACGCTTCAAAAAAATCGTTAACTGTTACATTTAAAAT